TTGCTGAGATTGGGTGGGGAGACGAAACGACTCACTTTTCTTTTTTCAGATATTCGAGGATTCACACCAATTTCTGAAAAATACCAAAAAGACCCGCAAGGTCTTACAAAATTAATCAACCGATTTCTCGATAATCAGACAGAAATAATACTAAAACATGGCGGAACCATAGATAAATACATGGGAGACTGTATTATGGCTTTCTGGAACGCACCACTTGACATCGATGATCAAGAAAGAAAGGCCACAGAATGTGTACTCGAAATGAGAGAGGCACTAGGAGAATTAAATGAAAAACTTAAAGAAGAAAATCTTGACCAAATTAATACAGGAGCAGGAATTAATACTGGCTTATGCGTCGTTGGTAACTTTGGTAGTAGTAGTCGTTTTGATTACTCTGTCTTAGGAGATGCTGTAAACTTAGCTGCTCGATTAGAGTCTTCATGTAAGAACTACGATGTCGATCTTGTCATATCTGAGCACAGTTTAGTTGACGGTTATGATTACGAGTTTCTCGACGAAGTTACGGTAAAAGGCAAGTCAGAACCAGTCAAAATATACACCATCAGAAAATAGTACTTGACACTTCTGCTCACTTTTGATATAATTATGAACATATGAAGAAAAATCTTCAAGAATATTAGGGAATTCAATATGGAACTTAACGAAGTCGCTGCAGATTTAGCGAAACACGAAGCTGTGTGTGCAGAAAGATGGAAAACTGCGTTTAATAAATTCAGTGATGTTGAAAAACAAATCAATAGAATCGAATCAATAATGATTGGAGTCGCAGGTACTCTAATATTAGGAGGTGTATCTACTATTGGAACAATCGTAATGATGCACAGTTAAAGGAGAAAAGATGGAGTCAGGATACAAAACAAAAGATATGAAAGCAGAAACTAAAAAGAAAGAAGAAGCACTTCCTATCTTTCAAAAAAGACAGCATTGGTGTTTTAAACTTGCAGGAAACTTATATAAATTTCCAACCGAAGCTGAAGCAAAAACTAAATATAAAGAGCTAAATAAATGAGCAACAGTATTGAAGAAGCCTTGAAAAAGGCAGTTGAGAAAACAGACTCAACAAAAGTCGTTGATGGAGAAGGTGCAGAACCTTCACAAGAACTTTCTAAAAGAGTAAAAATGCTCATGGCTAGAAAGACAAATCTACAACGCAAACGCAGACAAAAACTACCCACAAAACTAAGATGAAGAAAAAGCTTTCCCACGAGGAACGCTATAAGATCTGCAAAAAATGCCCAAACCTAGATAAAAGGTGGAAGGTATGTAAAGTTTGTAATTGTTTTATGCCCCTCAAAACTAAAATAAGATGGGCGGAGTGTCCTGAGGAACCTCCTCGTTGGACATAGGGAGAGAGCATGCCTTATCATTACGGAATGGGGAAGAAAAAGAAGAAGAAGAAACGTGGCAAGAAGAAGAAAAAGTAGAAGTACTCGAAAAAAGAGAAACATACCTACCAATTCAAAACTTTATTCACGAGTAAAAGCCGCAGCAAGAAGAAAGTTTGCGGTATATCCAAGTGCTTATGCTAATGCCTGGCTTGTACGAGAGTACAAAAAGCGTGGGGGTAGATACCGTCGTGGCTAAAAAACGAAAAACGCTAACAAAAAGACAACAAGCTACTATGAAAAGACATCGTCGTCATCATACTAGGAAGCACATGGCATTTATGAGAAAAGAAATGTTAAAAGGTAAAACTTTTACACAGGCTCATAAATTGGCTATGAGAAAAGTAGGACGATAATGGCAAGAGCAGGTGGATTAACTAAATGGTTTAAAGAAAAATGGGTAGATATTGGTCGTCCTAAAAAGAAAGGCAAGTATCAACCTTGTGGTAGAGGAAAAGCAAAAACTTCCAGAAAAGGCTACCCTAAATGTGTACCTCTAGCTAGAGCAAGAACTATGAGCAAAGCTCAAAAGAAATCAGCTGTTCGTAGAAAACGGGCCGTGAAGCAAGGAGTAGGAGGAAAGCCAACAAATGTTCGAACAGTCACCAGAAGAAAAAAGACTAAAAGAACTAAGAGAAGCAGACGTTAAGTTTGCGGACTGGGCTTTACAACGAGTACTTCCTGGCAACTTCATGGAAAATTATTATCAATTATTAAAACAATACGAGGAAGAACATGATATACCTAAATTGGTTAAAGATTAAATGGTTACAATTTTGTGCCATTGTTTCAGGCGAAGATAAAAACTGGGACGGAAAAGTGGACATCAAAGATAAAATGATGAAAGCTGAAGAAAAAGCTAAAAGCTAAAATTCATTAGCTAAGTCGAAAAAGGACTAGCATGAACAAAAAAGAAATTATAAACGAAATACTGGGAGTAGTAAATCTATCTCACCAGTTTCGTGCAGCTCTTGAACACAAATTAAACTGGGGAATAGAGCTTAGAGAATTATTAAATTCTCCTAATAATAACAAAGAATTATTAAAAACTCATTTAAAAAATGGGACGGAACAGAGTTAAATCTGTTTAGGAAAAGAAAATGGCAAGACAAGGCGGATTTCTTAGCGGACCAAGTGTACATGGTACATCAAAGTTAGCTAAACATAAATTAAAAAGAGGTGTCACTAGAGACATGAACGCAGCAGCAGGAAACTTTGTAAATACAAAAACTCCTATGTCCACTCCTGGTGGATTCTATGGCTCTGCACCGAAAGCAATCGGACCAAGATTCGGCAAAACTATCAACCCAAAAAGAGCAAGGTTTGGTAAGAAAGGTGCAGGTCGAATACTACGTAGAAGATAAATATTATTCATAAAGACTTTCATAAAATGATGAAAGCAGGACGACTTAATAAAGTCGTGGACTTATTTTACAATGGCACTGACAACAAGCGAAAAAGCAAGACTAAAAAGGGCAGGACTAAGCGGACTAAATAAACCGAAAAGAACCCCCAAGCACCGAACCAAAAAAGCTGTAGTAGCTGTAAGAGTTGGTGGTAAAATAAAAATAATTCGTTTTGGAGCGCAAGGCATGGGACACAATTATAGTCCTGAAGCTAGAAGAAGTTTTAAAGCGAGACACGGAAAGAATATCCGAAAAGGAAAATCTTCCGCAGCCTATTGGGCAAACAAAGTATTTTGGGCAGGTAAAGGTGGTTCAAAGAAAAGACCACCTGCATCCCAAAAAAGAAGATTTGGAAGTAAACGAAGGAAAAGATGACAGTACCAAAAGTAATAGATCGAAGAGTAGTATGGCTTGAAGGATTATCCTTGCATGCCGCAGAAGTATTAAAAAAACTTCAAGTACGACAGATAAATGGAATAACTCCAAGTGAATCTGAAAGTGATATTATTGATCTATGTGGAGGCTATCTCTATCTTCTAGAACTTGCAAAAGAACACGGACTCTTTGATTCCGACGATCCCTTTAACCTATTTGAAAAAGAGACCTTACATTGATTGAAATAAGTCGTTCCGATGTAGTGCAAGACTACTTAATGGATATGAACCCAGAAACTCGTTTTATTAAGTTACCTATTGAAGGGTACCTTGACTTATTAAATGTTACCCCCAACTCATCTCAGACTGCAATTATTAATGCAATCAACAATCCCAAATATCGTTTCGTATGTGCAGCAGTATCACGAAGACAAGGAAAAACTTATATAAGTAATATTATAGGACAGTTAACTTGTTTAGTGCCTGGAGCTCATGTACTATTAATGTCACCTAACTACTCATTATCTCAAATCTCATTTGACTTACAGAGAAATCTCATCAAGCATTTTGACTTAGAGGTAACACGAGACAATGCAAAAGATAAAGTTATTGAACTATCAAACGGTTCTACTATAAGAATGGGTTCTATTAATCAGGTAGATTCAGTAGTTGGTAGAAGTTATGATCTCATCATATTTGATGAAGCAGCATTAACAGATGGACGAGATGCTTTCAATGTTGCACTCAGACCTACACTAGACAAAGAAAACTCAAAAGCAATTTTCATCTCTACTCCACGGGGTCGAAATAATTATTTTGCGGAATTTTATTACAGAGGCTACTCAGAAGAGTTTCCAGAGTGGTGTAGTATAAAAGCAACATATCATGAGAACCCAAGAGTAGCAGATGCAGATATTGAAGAAGCTAGAAAGACAATGTCCCAAGCAGAATTTAATCAAGAATACATGGCAGACTTTAATGTATTTGAAGGTCAAGTATGGGCATTTAATCACGAAGAATGTACAGCAGATTTAAAAGAACTAGATACTAGTCAAATGGATGTCTTTGGAGGACTCGACGTAGGGTATAAAGATCCTACTGCATTTTGTGTTATTGCTTACGATTGGGATAAACGAAAATATTACTTAGTTGATGAATATATGAATGCTGAACGTACTACAGAACAACATGCTGTAGAGATAAAAAAATTAATTGATAAATGGGATATTGATTATATTTATATTGATTCTGCAGCTCAACAAACAAGATACGACTTTGCACAAAATTATGATATTAGTACTATTAATGCAAAGAAATCAGTACTAGATGGTATCGGTCATGTTGCAGGAATAGTAGATAATGATGACCTTATTGTAGACCAAACTTGCAAACAAGCGCAAATGTCTTTAGATCAATACCAATGGGATCCTAACCCTAATTTAATGAAAGAAAAACCAAAACACAATATGTCATCCCACATGGCTGATGCATTACGATATGCATTATATACATTTGAAACTACAGCCACTACGTTTTAATAAGACCTGTAAAAAACAGTTCTTGACATATGATGTGACTTTTTGGTATAATTCTAATTAAGAGTAGAAATATGAAATTAAAAAGAGATTTAGTTAAATATGTACGAGACAAAGCTAAATCTAAATACAAGAAACAAAGTAGTTGTTATATTTGCGAGAGCAATATAGACTTAGACTTT